GAATGGAGTTAACATTAACAACTGCTGGTGAACAAGCTCCACCTACAACTGGAGACGCTCCTGATGTTGGATAAGAACAATTAGAATGTTTAAGTTGTAAATCCATTGTTACTAACCACCCACATACTTTATCAGTTGTCTCATCATTTAAATTTTCAAAAGATAAAGAACCCTCAACTAACATCACACCAAAATCTCTAAGTACTGTGGTAACATAGAGAATAAGGTCTAATCCTATTTGATGAGTATCTGAAATAATCTCTTGTCTATTATCAGAAGCATTCCCATTGATATCTTCATAATTCTTTTGGATGTTGATTTGGTCAACTATAATGAATCCTAATTGAACTTGTGGGATAACTGTCTTGTTAGTTGTTACTACTGTACTAGGAGCAGTGTGAGTAGCCCATAGGTAAGGAAAGTTCATTTGTCTAGATGTTCCAATTTCTGATGTTGGTCCATATCCAAAGTCTGATAGTTGTAAATGATTCTCCGAGAAATCACTAAACATCTTTATCAGTTGGTTTATTGTAATTATTGTAGTTGTAGCCATTATTTATTTTTATTTAAATTTTTCTGAACTTCTGCTCTCTCGTTGAAATAAGCTAACCAATTCAAACAAGAGATATAATTCATCTTATAAACTTCTTTATCATTCTTATTAAGTTCAGTAACAATCTTATGAATCATCTGATGCCATTTAAATTGTTCCCCAACTTTAGTTCTCCCATTTAAGTCTTCGAATCTTGATTTTGGTTTTTTGTCATTGTCTTTTTTTCTTTTGTTAGGTTTTCCAAATAGTGATTCATATCTACTGATGATAAACTCTTGCCACCGGAAAAACAAAAAAAAAGATTATGAACATCTTGAATTGAAATATCCTTAAAAATATCTTTCCTATCCATGTGGATAGTTTTCATCTTCTCTAGATTCCCTTTCTTATTCTTCTTTCTTAAAAAGATACAAAGTAACTTAGGCATTGCTTCAGTTAGATTGTTCTTATATTCATTCATTATAACATCAACATTAATTATCTCTGCTAAGTTAAGTGAATTGAAATCCTTCTTAATGAAATACTCATCCTCACCGATTTTAATAGATTCTGCTAATTCAGCATCAACTGGTTTACTTAAAAATTTAAATGTATTGATAAGTTCCATAAATATTGTATCTGGCATTGATTCTGACTCTTCCATCGTCATTCCCGATAAAATAGATAACAACTCAATAAGTACCTCTAAATCATTCTTACCTTCAGTGACCATACTCTGTTGTTTTATGAATTGACCAACTGTTACATCTGACCAAGATTGTGGAATTCCGAAAGTTTTCCACACATCTTCTTCAACTTCTAATTTTAAATCTATCATTCTTCTCTTCTATTATTTTATAATAATCAATATAAATTATCGATTTTTGTTTTTACATTAACCAATTCTAACTGCTGGTCTTCCTGTATATTTATTCCCCAACTTAACCATAGCTACATATCTAATAGCATCTAATGTATGGTTATAATTATCAATCGGAATATTCAAAGTATTCCCATCTCTATCTGTTCTCCACATATATCTTTCTAATTCTTCTTTAATGTGTAAGCTTCTTCTTGTTACAAGTAAATCTTTCTCTTGAAGTAATTGGATACCATATACGATACTATCTTTACCCTTAGTGGTAGGTAGTACTCTAAATCCATAATTCTTTATCTCACGGATTGATTTGGGTTCTGCTGAATCAGCATATATTTCTTCACTTCTAGTTAATCCCTCTTGTTTCAATCTTCTTGAAATGTCGTTATTAGTTAATCCTGTTTGATATATGACCTCATCTAATACTAGGCTATCATTATACTTATAAACTCCAATAAGAGTCGTTGGGTCATTTGTATAACCGAAATCCATTCCGTATGCTATTAGAGTAGCTTCTAATGGAACTCTATCTATCTCTTTCCAATTGTTAAATATAACTCCCTCTAACGAACCTTGTAATCCTAGACCATAAACATTCCACCAGTTCTCCCAATACTCTGAGGTTTGAGCTAAATCCCTTTTAGACTCAAGGAAATTAATAACTGACTCTGGTAATGCTTCATTATCTAAATAGGTTAATATTAACTTTTCCGAATCATCAGATTTGAGAACTTCATCAATCCAAAATTTATTAGAGGGGTTATAATCTAAATAGATATCTCTATCTGTTCTCATTGCTAGTTGAGTATAGGCTTCATGTTTGATGTTGTTACACTCATTGACATAGAGGATATTACGTCTTGCTCCACGAAGTTTTGAATCATCCTCAACTGAGAAGAATTCTATATAACTACCATTACTAAATGTATAGATAGAATTGGTCTTATTCCAATGTTCATCAACATATCTATTGGTTGACTTCATTATCTTTATAAAGTCTCTTGCTGCTCCTCTACGTAAATGTGGCATTGATTCAGATACAACAGATACAGATAGGTTCTTTTCTCTCATACATTTATCAGCAAGTATTGGGAGTATTCCATAAGTCTTTCCAGCGGACGAACCACCAGGGATTACTTTAATCCTCTTAGTCATCTTTCTTATTTTATCTAAAGCCGTGGTGTAGATGAAACTCATTAATCGTTCTTACTATTTATTGGTCCAAAGAATGGTTGTTCTGCTTTAACAGTGTGTTCAATCTTTTGGATATAAAGTTGTTGGAGTTTAGCAATCTCCTTAGTACATTCCCTAACTTCCTTTAGGTTGTTTTGCTCAGAGGCTTTCTCTCTATTCGTTTGTAGGATTTGAATACATTCATTCAATAAATCTGAATCAGCTTCTACCATAAACTTCCCGAAATATACTTTAGCTTCTCTAACGATTTCATAAGCTCTAGAGAGTTCTAAATCATATTTAGTCTTTAGATACTTCACTACTGTTTGTAGGCTCTTAGCGTCTTTATAAAGTAGTTCTATTACTTCCTCAAAGACTGTCTCTATTTGTTTATCTATCTTCATTTGCGTTTATTTGCGTTTTTATTTGAAATTTTTTTCACCATTGTCCAAGGTATTTTATATGTTATCATTTCTACCATATTAATCTAATAATTCTTTAAATCTATCTTCTCTCAGTTGAGATTTTGTTAACCTTAATTTCAATCTTAAAGTTATTGTGAAATCTGGATACCCCTCAGATATATATTCTGTTCCAAAGGAAATCAATTCATATTCTTTTGACATAACAAAGTATATTCCTTGGTGTCTTCTTATCTCATCAAATAATGGTTTAGACACTACATACTTAGCGTATAACACATCCTCTTCCATTGGTATTATACTTGATAAGTCTATTACTTGGGTTAAATCTATCATTGTTTTCATCTTCATCTTATCTATCACTTATATTTGGGACTTTATTCAATAATTTATTTTCATTGAAATAGTCTTTAAGAATTAAATAACATTCCCATCTTTTGGCTTCTGTCTTTGTTTTGAATGTTTTTAATTTCTTTAATTTAATTTCTGAGTCTTTATTTCTCATGAATTTATATATTGTTCTCTTGTTACCTTTCCTCATTTGATAATTATGTTCGTATTCTCGTTTAGTGAGAGTTCTCCCAGTATATCCGACATATACTCTTTCGTTCTCATATCTTATTTCGTAAACTACGTACATTATTTAAGTGTTGGTTTTATTACTAGATTATACCAGTTACATAATCTCTTATGAGCAAATCTAATCTGTGCGTTACAGTGAGGACATATAACTGCTTTATGGTCAACATATTTTCTAATAATGAATTCCATTTGTTTAACCTCATCTTTGTTAATTACTTTAGCATTTACTAACATTTGAATTATCTCTAATTCCCCTTCTTGTAGTTCTATCATATTAATAAGTATATATTTTTAAATATTGTTTTTAATCTTTTGTACTCCAGCCTTTACTATCTTCCAAGCTGATACATGGTCGATACCATATTCTTCTTCTATTTGTCTATAAGTTTTATTCTCATAGAAGTATTCTCTGAATAATTGTTCTTCTATCCATTTGATATTACAATTTTTCATTGTCTCTTCGATTCTTTCCATTTTATCTTCAAGTAGAATCTTATTAATTATATCATCTTCATCTTCGGATAGGATAAGTGATTCGTGGTAACATCCTTCATTAGAATCGTTATCTGTTCCTATATTAACTCCGAATGTAACTCTTTCATTTATTCTATGGTTCTTATGATAAGCTGATGTATTGGAATGTATTTGATTCTTTACTGTTCTAATGAAGTAGTATTTAAAGTATCCTTCATTATATGCTTTCACTACATTATCAGGAGATTGTAACCAGTAGTTAGAGATTTCTGATATTAGTGCTGACTTTGAATCTCTTGATTCTAATATAGTATCCATTATTTCATCGTATAGGCTACCTTTTGTACATATTTGTTCTAGTATATCGTTTATTGTAATATTCACATTATAGTCTAATTTTTTC